ATGCAGCTTTTGATACAGCAAGAGCGTATTCAAAATCTTTAAACGATACATATACTCGTGCTTTTGCTGGTAATATTTTATCTAAATCAAAGACAGGTGCAGAGCGTATACCACCAGAAATACTTCATACAAGACTGTTTGTAGGTGGAGCCGATCCGAGTTATTTAAGAATCACACAAATTGAAAACATAGGTAACTTTGCGAAAGAGCAAGGACTTGAAGGTGCCGAAGATACTATATCTACGATACATGGAACACTTGATCAATTAATCAGAAACGCCAGAGCAGAGGCTTTTGATCCTGAAACAGGGGCTATAAATGTAAAAAAACTTACAGATTGGAATAGAAAAAACGCTGATCTATTAGATAAATTTCCCGGTTTAAAAAACGACTTAGAAGAAGTGGACACTGCAAATGTTCTTTTAAACCAGTGGGTGGATAAGGATAAAAGAATACAAAAAATTATTAATTCACAAAAAACTTATCGCAATCTTACTGGATATGAAAACCCTACAAGATCTGTTTTAGAGGCTATAAATTCTAAATTTCCGACTAAAGCTTTGAACTCAATGATCAGAGTAGCTAAAGATAACCCTGAAGCTTTGTCTGGTTTAAAAAGCTCCATGTTAGATGCGGCACTTAATAAAGCTGGCGGTACTAGTGAGACGTTTAGCCCTAGAGCTTTATACGAAACACTGTTTACGAAGATACCAAACGCCATAGATATAAATACCACTCTTATGAATGTAATGAAAAAAAATAAAGTTATTACAGAGGGTGAGGCAAACAACTTTAAAAAGCTAATTACTGAAATGGTTAAGCTGGAAGCAGCTGAAAGTGCTGGTAAATTATCAGAAGTTATTGAAGGCACCGGCGCCATCATGGATTTTTATTTAAGAATCACAGGTTCTGCCATAGGTACAAAATTGCAAGGAGCTATGTTTGGTGGTCAGGGATCGGGATCTTTGATAGCAGCTGGGGCTGGTTCAAAAGCACTTCGTAACTTATTTAATCAAATACCTGAGAGTATGAAAACAGATGTAATGACTGAGGTTATGGAAAACCCGCAGTTGTTAGCTAGTTTACTTAGGAAAACAAAAGACCAACAACAAAAATTAAACATTGCAGGAAAAATTAAAAAGATACTGGCAAAGGCTGGTTACATTACAATTGGTAAACCTGTAAAAGAAAGTTTTAGAACAGCACCTTTTGCCATAAGAGAAATACAAGAAGAAGAAATAGACATGACGGATCCAACCTTTGAAGGCGTTGGTGAGCAGAGTTCGGTCGATTTGCCTAAAGAGGGGTTTCCCACCACCCAAAAGGCAATGGTACCACCTAGCGGGTTGAACACCCGTCTCGCGGCTAATGTGGGCGCAGCCCCACAGGCCGCGCCTAATCCTAATCAGAGACAGCAATTCGCATCACTGTTTCCTAATGATCCAATATCTGGATTGATAAACGCACAGCAGCCCACAAGATTAATGGCCGAAGGCGGAGCCGTTCCACCACGACAGGTAGACATTAAAGGCCAGCCTCATATGCTTGCATACATCACGCCACAAGAAGGTGGTATATTACAGCTCTTAGGGGGATCAGGTAGACCCGGACCTATGGGTATTCCTCAATTTGGATTTGGTGATGATGATGGTGGTGGCTATGGCGATGGAGATAGTGACACTGGTGGAATGGGAAGTGGAGACAGCGACACTGGTGGTGGTGGCTATGGCTCTGACAACAACAATGACAACTATGGTAGTTATGCAGATGACACAGCTAATGTTAGCACTGTTGGCATAGATTCAAGTTACAGCCCCAGTTTTGGCGGGGACACAGGGTATAGCGGCAGTATTTCAAATGCTATGGATGCTTCATCCCCTACAGGAATGACTGGGATCGGTGGAATCGGCGGTGGGTTTGGTGTTTTTGGTGGAACCGGTTTGGGCTTAGAGGACCTGAGTATTGCCGATCAGGTTGGGATGATGAGTGGTTATGATGGAATTGTGGGATCTGGTCTTGCTACAGGTGTAAAGGGTTTAGAAACTATGCAAGGGTCTAGTAACTATTCTCCCGTGACAAACGTCCCATACGATATTTTTGGTTTTGTTAGAGGAGCGATGAATCGACATGCTCGAGATTCTTTATCCAAAGGTTATTCACCCGAATTTTCTATAGATCCTGATACGGGTAACATCACATCTGTCACAGGAAAAGGCGGGCCCGGTATGTCAATACCCGGAATAGGAGGCTTGATGTCTATGATTGGAGCAAACATGGGTGGAATTACCACTACGGGATATGCCGGAAAGGGAGTTGATGACAAGGATATAGGAGGAAATGAAAGTGATGGCGGCATAACTAATCTAAGATACAGACCTGTAGATCCTACAAAATTAAAAAAAGTAGATACCGAAATAACTAATCCTCTCACTGCCATGCAGCTATATTTAGCCAATCCTAATAAATACAGAGTTTTTGGAATGTAATATGCAACTCAGTAAAAACTTTTCATTGCTTGAACTAACAAAAAGTCAGACAGCAGAACGTAAAGGTATCAATAATTCTCCTGATGCCGATCAAATATATAACTTAACAGCCGTAGCTGAGAACATTCTACAACCCATAAGAAACGAGTGGGGCTCTTTTATTGTATCAAGTGGTTTTCGCTCAGTAGCCTTATGTGAGGCGATTGGATCAAAATCCACTAGTCAACACGCAAAGGGTGAAGCCGTTGATTTTGAAGTAGCTGGCGTAGACAACTACAGATTAGCCACATGGATAGAAGAAAACCTACCCTTCGATCAGCTCATCTTGGAGTGCTACACAGGCGGCAACACCGGTTGGATTCACTGTTCCTATGTGCCTGACGGACGCAGAGAAACACTTACCTACGACAGACAAAACGGCTATAGAAAAGGTTTATTAACGTAGCCAGTTCTTAGTCTCTTCGTTCAATACCTGATCAGCTAAATTTATCTTACTTCGTAGAGCTTCCACTATCTTCTCATCTATAGTATCCGGTGCAATTAAATCGACGTAAGTCACTGATTTCTTTTGACCTATTCTATGTGCCCTGTCTTCTGACTGTAAGCGGCTCTCCAAGTCGTAGCTATTACTATAGTATATGACAGTACTTGCCTGATTAAGTGTGATGCCGTATCCACCTGTTTTAGGATGACCTACGAAGAACCGCAGTGAGCTGTCTGGATCTTCAAAGCGCTTCACTATCTCTTGCCTGTCTTCCTGTTTAGTCGCACCATAGTACGCGGCTACCGAATCAGCACCATACACAGCTGTAAGGTTTTTAATTATCTCTTCAATACCGTATACATAATTACACCATATGATAGCTTTACCTGAGTTCTCTTCAACTACGCTCATAAGCTCAGTAATTCTATTGTTATCAAGCACTTGCATACGGCCTTCGTCGCTTTCAAGATAACCACAGCATATCTGCTGTAGGCGCATGAGCTGTGTAAGCACACTAGCTGTAGTCGCAAGCTCGCCTTTTTCTAACTGAGCCAGTGCGAATCGCCGCATTTGCTCATAAATCTTAGTTTGTTCTGTGGTTAAAGCTACGTTTCTTTTAATGTAAATCTTATCCGGCAAGTCCAGACAATCTTTCTTTAAGGTCCTTGCAGAAAACTGTGTCAGTATACCGTTTAGCTCATCTAATCGCTTGTAGCCTACTATGTCATTGAAGCTGCGGCTACCAAAGGTTTTGCGCTGTATGATGGCATACCTGTTTTGAAATGCAAAATAGCTGGACTGGCCAAGAGACATATTGTCCAGAAAGGCACACTGCGAAAACAAATCCATAGGCGATTTAGTTACAGGCGATCCTGTAAGTATACGTTTGTATTTAGCATACTTACTAATCTGCAATATGTTCTTGGTTCTATTGGCTTTTCTATTCTTGATAGTCGTGCTTTCATCTATTACCATGATGTTGTCTTCGTTCTTGCGCAAGAAATAGTAAGCCGCCTTCTTGCCCCTGTCCGAGCTGAACGCTTCTATATTCATAATAAGAAACTTAATACCGGCCATACCATGAAACACAACCTTCTGCATATCATCCTGAAACTTCTTGGATTTGCTTGGTTGCCAACGGACCACGAACCTTTGAAACTCGTCTGGTAAGTGATTCGGTATCTCCTGTTTTACCCAGTTATCGTACACACCTTTGGGTGCAATTATCAGTGCAGAATCTATTTTGCCTTCTAATTTAAGCTTACCTATTGTGTCTATAATTACTTTTGATTTGCCTAGTCCCATCTCCATGAACAAGGCGTAGTATGGCCTTCGCCAACTCGTGTCTATTATTTCTTCCTGATGCTTAAAAGGATTTGTTTTATATATATACATTTTTTATCTCCGTGCTTGACATATAAGATAAACCTTTTATATTCTTATATCAAGACAATAATAAAGTCTTTAATCACGAACCACGGAAGGAGATATGATGAGTGATTTAATGCAACAAGTAGAGGCCGACGCACAAAGCCTCAATAATTTAAGTGATCTTTCTACAGATAAACTTAAAAGCGTAGCTGAAACAGCTGAAAATATAAAACAAAAAGAAGATGAGGTAGCAAAGCTTGAAGAGCAACTCAAGCAAGCTAAACAGGAACTCATTGCTTTGACAGATGCAGACCTGCCTTTGTTAATGGAAGAGATCAATCTTGAAAGTTTTACATTATCAGATGGTTCAAAGATTAATATTACCCCTACTTACGGTGGTACTATTAAGGTAAGCGACAGACCAAAAGCACATGAATGGCTTAGACAAAACGGTTTTGGCGATCTAATTAAGAACGCGATTTCCGCTGAGTTTGGTATGGGCGAAGACAACATAGCTAAAGACTTTTACGAGACAGCTTTGGCTAAAGGGTTTGACGTTAATCAAAAAGAAACAATCCACAACATGACACTTCGTTCTTGGATTAAAGAACAAACTGAGAAGGGTAGCGTAATACCACCTGAGTTTGGTGCATGGACTGGTCGCAGAGCTAAAATCACGAGGAGTAAATAATGGCTACAACACTAAAGAAGAAGGCAACAGAAGTTGTCGGATTAGATCAATCAATACTTGAGATGGACTCAGGTCTTGGTAATAAAGAAATAGATCAGGATACTCTTAGTATACCTTTTCTAAAGACAAACCTGACCGATGAAATACTTAGTGGTAACAGAGGCGCTGTAAAAGGCGATATGTATAACACAGTAACCGGAGAAATCTTTGACAGAGAAAAAGGTGTATTAGTACTGCCTTGTGCCTTTCAAAGACGTTTCATTCACTGGTCTGCATTAGGCGATGATCAAAAGGCACCGATTGCTATTTATAATAGTAAAGCTGATTGCCCGGAGACTGAGCGCAGTAAAGAAGATAATAAGGAATATCTCAAAGATGGCTCAGGTCATTACATTGAAGATACACACCAACATTATCTTTTAGTGTGCAAGCCTGACGGGACTATGGATGCAGTGATGATTGCCATGAAGAGTACATCATTGAAGGCGAGCCGTAAGTGGAACAGCTTAATATCTACTCGTAGAAAACAAAGACAGGATGGGTCCATGTTTGTGCCACCAAGGTTTTTGTATCTCTACAAACTTTCTACATACAAAGAGTCTGGTAAAAAGGGCGATTACTTTGTCTGGGATGTTAAGTTAGAAAAAGAGCTGTCTAACCTTAATGCTTACAATGAAGCCAAAGCATTTGCCTTATCTGTAGAGAAAGGCGATGTTGAGGTAAAGCATGAGCAAGAGATAAAGAACGCTCCGGTAACACCTGAAGCTCCTGTTAGAGACGAAGAGCCTCTACAGAAAGACATACCGTTTTAGTCATGTGGCAAACTTTTAGCTCCATATTTGATGGACTAGAAGAAGCTTTTGGCACATACAAGATAGATAAGACCCAGACCAATGGCAAAATGTCTGGGAGAGCCGCACTACTACGCGATCCACGGACCAAGGAACACTGGTTGGGTCATCTATCTGGCAAAGGCGATTCTCTAGGTATCATCCCGATCAACGCTAACTCACAGTGTAAGTGGGGATGCATAGATATAGATATGTATCCTCTCGATCACAAAGTGTTAGTACAGAAGATCAGAAAGATGAAACTACCTCTAGTTGTCTGTAGATCAAAGAGCGGTGGCGCACACTGCTTTTTGTTCTGCACCGACTGGATTGACGCCAAGGATATGCAACAAACACTACAACACATATCAGCATCATTAGGCTACGGCCAAAGTGAGATCTTTCCAAAACAAATAAAACTACATCTTGATAGAGGCGATGTAGGTAACTTTCTTAACTTACCTTATTATGATGCTGAAGGCGGTCTACGTTACGGCATCAAGGATGATGGCACTTCTGCTACCCTACAGGAGTTTATAGAGCTGTACGACGCTCATAAGCAGACTATCGAACAGATTATGTCCCTACAGATAGAAGAGACGCCTGATACAACTATTAAAGATGGACCACCATGCTTACAGACGCTATGTGCAAGTAAGATAAGTGAGGGTGGACGCAACAACGGATTATTCAATATCGCAGTCTATTTGCGCAAAGCATACCCAGACAGCTGGGAGACAGAAATACTTACATACAACATGACTTTCTTGGACCCGCCACTACCTTTATCAGAGGTCAATATAGTCGCAAACCAAGCCAAGAAGAAAGATTACGCATACAAATGCAACGATGCACCAATCAACGCCCACTGTAACAAAGAGTTATGCCGGACTAGGATGCACGGTGTAGGGTCTGCGGTTCAAGGCGCAACCATAGCTAACCTTAGAAAGTATAACTCAATACCGCCAGTGTGGTTTATGGATGTCAGCGGAGAGCCCTTGGAGCTCGACACAGACGCGTTACTATCACAGCCTACATTTCAGAAAGCCTGTCTGGAGCAGTTGAACTTTATGCCTCGCACAGTCAGCAAGCAAGTCTGGGAAGCTCGTATCGGTGCGCTGATGACAGAGATGAAAGAAAATGAAGCAGCAATCATAGAAGTTGCAGAAGATGCAAGCACGAGCGGTCAGTTCTATGATTACCTAGAAGAGTTCTGTAGTCATTTACAACAGGCTCAGGAAAGAGAAGAGATATTGTTAAGACGGCCTTGGACCGATGAAGAGGCTAACCTAACTTACTTTAGACTTCGTGATTTTGAAAACTTTCTCAAGAAGAATAAGTTTTTTGATTACAAGTCACACAAGATTGCCCAACGCCTACGGGATATAAATGGGTCCAGTTTGGTTATGAAAATCAGTAACCGTTCCGTGCGCGTTTGGGCAATACCATCATACCATAACATAGATCAAACTTTTAATACACCCGACATGGGTCCAGTAGAAAAGGAGCCGTTTTAATGGATAAAAAAAGAAATCTTCAATCAGGACTAAACAAGTATGTAAAGCTAAATGGAAAAGTAAAGGCTTGGCTAGTAGAAGAAATTCAAAATGTTAGAAATTCAAAAGAATCTGATCTTGATGATAAAGAACTCGGCATACTCAATGGAAGATATGAGTGCGCTGATAATTTATTAAAACAAATAGAAAAATGGGAGGAGCATAAATAATATGGAAGACGAAAAGATGGTCAAGGCTGACGGCCTTGAAGATGCAATCATAGGCGTGGGTAGCCGTATCAATATGCCTGAAGTTTTGATTTATAGTTATAATAAATGCGTAGATATATTTATGAAACGAGACGGTATGACACACGAAGAAGCTATCGAATGGATGGATTATAACGTAGTCGGTGCATGGGTAGGAGAAACCACACCTATATTTGTACATGAGATACCCCCTTTTATGAAACCAGAAGACTATCTTGAAGACCTTGGCTTCGATAAGCCCGCGAACGATAACTAATGTTTCGTATTTTTGGACCACCCGGAACGGGCAAGACTACAACTCTGCTAAATATGGTAGACGAACAGCTACAAAAGGGCACCAACCCTAATCATATAGCCTTTCTTGCCTTTACACGAAAAGCGGCCAACGAAGCAAAGGAGCGAGCCTCCAAGCGTTTCGGTCTCGACCCCGAAAAGGATCTGTGTTTCTTCCGTACCTTACACTCAATGGCTTTGTCTCTTACAGAGATAAGACCTGAACAGGTTATGTCCGGCATACATTATCAGGAGCTGTCCAATAAGATAGGCATAAGTCTAGGCCGAGCCCCGTCCGCTGACACAGAGCTACAGGATTTACAGAACGGTGATCATCCTATCATCAACACCATAAACCTAGCGCGTCTTAAAAAGGTAGACATACGACAGCTCTACAACGAGACTTACATAGATTATGACTGGAACACAGTAAACTACGTCCATCAGTGCTACAAAGAATACAAGCTCCAAAAGAACGTATATGATTTCACAGATATGCTACAGAGTTTTGTAGACACAGCCGACCGTTGTTGCCCTACATTTCAGGTCACCTTCCTAGATGAAGCACAGGATCTTAGTCCTTTACAGTGGGACATAGCCCACGCTCTAGATAAGAAGTCCAAGTTTATGTTTGCAGCCGGAGATGATGATCAAGCTATATATAGATGGGCGGGTGCCGACGTAGACCATTTCATTACACTGGACGGCTCAAGCGAAACTCTATCGCAATCGTACCGCGTTCCTAAATCCATACACGCCATAGCAGAACAAATAGCCGCCCGAATAAAACATAGATACCCCAAGAAGTATCAACCCAAACAAGAGAACGGCACCGTCAATCACATAGCCCGTATAGATGACCTTGATCTGTCTGACGGTCAGTGGCTAGTCTTAGCGCAAGCTGGTTACACTCTTATTCCGGTAGGCGAAACGCTCAAGTCTTTGGGACTTCTCTATAATTATAAAGGTCACAGGTCAATCTCGGCTAGGATATCTGCGGCTGTCAATGGCTGGGAACAGCTTCGTAAAGGAAGAAGCATAACCCTGGAGGCCGCCCGTGACGTCTACAGCTACATGAGCACCGGCACACGGGTCAAGCGTGGTTTTAAAAAACTATCTGGACTGGATAGCGATGCTTTACTAGACTTAAATCTTTTACAGGAGCATTACGGTTTGCTTATCGGCGATGAACTTATATGGCACAAGGCCCTCGACAGACTACCAGAAGAACAACGGGTCTACATAACAGCGCTCTTGAGACGAGGAGAGAAGTTCAATGCAGAGCCCCGCATCACAGTATCCACGATCCACGGGTCAAAAGGCGGAGAAGCTGACAATGTAATCCTGTTCACAGATCTGTCCCCCGCGGCTGACGAAGCTTTTCGTGTAGGCAACGATGATGTTCACAGAGTGTTCTATGTTGCTGTCACACGAGCCAAAGAAAACCTATACATTATAGAACCAGAAGACAATAATAGGAGTTATTACATATGAAAATAGTTATAAAATGCGATATGGGTGGCTACATGATAGAGCCAGAAAAATATAATCGTAATCAAATAGACAAACAAATTAAATACAACACTATTGCAAGACTTTTAAGAGATTATGCAAAAAAACTTATAGAAAAAGCAGAAGAGTTTGAAAAGAAAACGGGTTGGAATGAGTATTTGCAAAGTTTTAAAGACAGAAATTGCATAGAGATGGAAATGATTGATGATGATATTAGAAAAGAAGCAGATAATTTGCTCAAGGACAAAGCTACCAATAGATTAAATGCAAGAAGAAAGGCAGAGAAAAGATTACAAATTCGTGCATACAAGAAAGAAGTTGGTTGCTCTTCTTGTGGATATAAAGATAATCCAGATATTTTACATTTTCATCATAGAGATCCAAGCACTAAAGTTAACAACGTATCAAGGATGTTAGGCAAAAATCATTCTATGGAAAAGATAAAAACAGAGATAGAGAAATGTGATTTACTTTGCATATCTTGTCATCATAAGCATCATGGAATAGAAAATGAGGCATCTTGAATATATGAGAAGAAGGATGGAGGAGGAAGAGATGAAAAAGAAGCAAGCCGACGAGCAATCTGATAATCAAGAGATGGAGAAGATGGTCAACCATCCTGATCACTACACCTACAGCTCAATAGAAACCATAGACATGATAGAATCCATGACAGCTGAGGGCTTTCATTATTATCTGGAAGGCAATATACTAAAATACTTAACACGATACAGACACAAAAACGGTATCCAAGATCTTAAAAAGGCTCAGTGGTATCTTAACAAACTTATAGAGGTACGATATGACACTTCAGATGGCGATGTTTACACCTAAGAGCGAGTGGATACCACCCGCAGAACTACCCGATCTATCCTACGCTAAGACAATAGCCATAGACGTAGAAACCAGAGACCCTGAAATAAAACAGAGCGGCCCCGGATGGCCTACTGGTAACGGTCACATAGTTGGTTACGCCGTAGCTACCGAACATTGGAAAGGCTATCTGCCCATAAAGCATCTGGGCGGGGGCAACCTCGATGAGCGTATCGTCAATAACTGGATGAAGACAATATGCGAATCACCCGCCGACAAGATTATGCACAACGCCCAGTACGATGCCGGATGGCTCAGGCGTACCGGTTTTACAATCAATGGACGTATCATAGATACTATGGTCATCGCATCTTTGCTTGATGAAAACCGCTTCAGCTACAGCCTGAACGCTCTAGCCTACGATTACCTTAACAAAACCAAGTCAGAAAAAGGACTGACTGAAGCCGCCGTCGAGTTCGGCGTAGATCCCAAAGGCGAGCTCTGGAAGCTACCGTCCATGTATGTCGGACCCTACGCCGAAACAGATGCCGTCCTGACATTAGAATTATGGAACTGCTTCAAGACCCTTATGTACAAAGAAGATATAGAAACCGTCGTCGATCTGGAGCTCAATGTCCTACCTGTCCTGATTGATATGACATGGCGGGGCGTTAGAATAGATACAGATCGCGTCGAGCGCACAAGAGATTACTTACTCAAAGAAGAGAAGGCTGTGTACAAAAAGATTAAGGACCTCACAAACGAGAACGTCGAAATATGGGCAGCCGCTTCGCTTGCCAAAGCTTTCGACACAGTTAGTTTACCCTATCCCAAGACAGATAAAGGTGCCCCTAGTTTTACCAAAGCCTTTCTTGCCGAGCATACACACGAGCTTCCCAAGCTGATTTTGCGCTGTCGTGAGTTAAACAAGACTCACGGGACCTTTATCAGCACAATTATGAAATACACCACGCCTCAAGGACGTATACATTCCCATATAAATCAGATCAGATCTGACGATGGTGGCACCGTATCAGGGCGAATCAGTATGAATAACCCTAATTTACAGCAGATACCGGCCCGCGATCCACAGCTCGGTCCTATGATTCGCTCATTGTTTTTACCTGAAGAAGGCGAAAAGTGGTGTAGTCTGGATTACTCGCAACAGGAACCACGGATCTTGGTCCACTACGCTAACGCTTACGGCAAGTCACAAGGCAACGATATCAAATCTGTTAATGAGTTTGTCGAAGGTTACATCAATAATCCTGATATGGACTTTCATACTATGGTAGCTGAGATGGCCAAGATACCCCGTAAGCAAGCCAAGACTA